AAGTCGTCAAATGCCCGTCGATTGTGCGGAACCCATATACATAGGAAGTTCCAAAGGACTCAATCAGCGCGCCGGGGCCAATGTTCGTCCACGTATAATCATTGTCTGTCGTCTCTGCGCCGATTGCAGTCGCCCACGTCGGCGGAACTGGACCAGTCGTCACTGGATTGGGAACGTTAATCCAGTATGCCTGCGTTGTAGTCGTAGCCCCCGTGGTGGTCACAGTCGTAGTGACCGCAGGCGGAACGTTCGTGTTGGCCGCAACTGCAACCCAATACTGCCCACCGAAGGTAGCCTCTTCTCCAACGGCATAGGCATGCCCCGCATTCCACTCGACGATAGGATTAGTCGAGTTCGTGGCGGCTTGCAAATTACCGTTCGTGTCCAAGATAACGACAGGCAGCGAGTAGTTTGTTACGGGATACCAGTTCTGAATGGGTCCCACGTTTGTCCATGTAACCGTGCCGTCCTGCGTCGGCGAATTGATAACCGTGCTCCACACCGGTTCGTTCAGCCCGGTTGTGCCTGAACCTGCGGGTCCAATTGGCAGTTGGTAGTAAACCTGAATCGTCGGCGGGTAGGGTGAGCCATCCACGAACGGATAAGACCCGGGATTCCCCATGGACTGCGCGGCGAGCGCGATACCGAAACCCGGAGCGTTCACTATCGCAGGAGTCAGCGGCAGTCCCCACAAATTATTACGGTCTCCATAGGTATATGTCTTCAAACTCTCGGCGACAACAGAGGCGAGGCGACCTTCTGCCCAGTCGCCGACCTTCGCTTCGTTCGTACCCGAGGGCACCCCGCCAATAGTAAGCTGCACCCGGTAATCTTGGTTGTATGACGCTGTGTTATTTGCGATGCCGCACTTCGTGATATTGACCACGACCCCAAGAATCACAGCATTCGACGGAATCGAGAACCCGAAACCCTGAAACGAAATAAAGTTAGAATAGGTATTTGTCGGCGTCGATGCGTTCCACCAGTGATATCCCGGGACGCTGTGCTGGTCCGCGTTCCACGGTGCGTTATAAGAACCTGCAATCGGAATCACACTCTCAGTGGTATACCCTTGCGTCTGCGATGTCGGACCTGAAACTTCGATGAACGCTATTTCCACGTTGCCGTTGGGGTCCACCACCGGCTCATTGGTGCCGTACTCCGTTTTAGGGAGCCACATTCCAAGGTTGTAAACAGTAGGCGTCGTTGTAGGCGCAGCCAGCCCCCATGAGTACGGGTTGACAGCGGATATCGGCTCCACTGAATTCCATACCTGCATGTCTGCGCTCGCGCCGTCAGAGAAGTATACGAGATTCTGAAGTGTCGTGATGAAGCCCTGCGCTGGAGTAGTCTTTGTGATAAGCGCGGTAATCGCCGTGGTCGTGAACATGGCGAGCCGCAGGTTCGTATCGACGAAGTCAATGACTTCGCCATTTAGGTTCCGCATGAAGTCGAACTGGTTGACAATCTCGCCGTCAATGAGAGGCTCGGAGCAAAAAATAGAAAAACCGGGGCGGCGCTGCCATTCGTAGAGGTCCGTGTCTTCCATGTTCTGACCGTCGATGACGGGGTCGTGAAAACTCACGACGTTCACACCAATACCTTTGAACGGGGCGAAGAGTTGGCTTCTATGGGTGTAGACAGGTTTGTTAGCTCTTTCGAGCGTCGAGTCATTTCTGCTCGACTCTAACAGTTCAATTCCTGTTAGCTCGGACTATCGCATCACCTTTCGGCGTCCTCTCGTTTAGTCTCTCACGGTGACTTACGTCTTCCGCCCTGTTGGCATCTCAGCTTCCAAGTCGATTAGAGAAGATTTTGATTTCTCAGGGGCTATACTTTGGTTAACCCGCTGAGCCAGAACTCAATTGCAAGCGCTGGGTCCGATTGACTCACTTTTTTCGCCACTGGATTTTCTCCTTTCTTGCCGTCGAAACTGGGCTTCTGACATTTTTGCTCGCGTTTCAACTGACAAAGTTCGTCCGCGCATTCGCGCTGCACATGCATCTCGAAATGCCTGAGTGCGTTTCTTTCCTTTCAACTTCGCGACGCGATGAGCAATTGATTCAGGGGATTGTTTAACTCCTCGAATTTTTGCCGCTCGTTTTTCAATAGTTTCAGGGGAATAGGTGCGGTTCAAAGCACGCGCATCAGCTAATGCCTGTAATCCACGTTCGCGGAATATAGGATTCTTCCATTGTTCTGTGGCTGCCATGCTCAATCGAGCACGCACTTCAGGATTCACTTCGTGCCCCGCCGCCGCATACCCGCCATCGGCCAAGTTATAGCCGTTTGGGGCTTTGGTTTGAAGGAAAATAATCCAAACTCGTTCAAGATTATCCAACTCTTCCTGTGAGCGAGCGATAGAGAGGGTTTGAGATTCAAAGGCATCTGCCCCATACTTCCGCAATGCCTTGGAAAAGAGGTTTCGGTATGCAGGAGTCTTAGGAGAACGAGCACATCGCAAATGTAATTTCCATCTCTTAGACACACCCGCAGTCGTCTGTCCGACGTATCCCTTCTGGGATAGCGGATTCCAATGGAGATAGACTTCTCCCCGAAATGGCATGCTTTCTATCATAGGTTTAGGAGCCTTGCGGGCTTCCATCTATGGCAAAAAAAGTCTTATTATGCGGTGTACAGTGGCAAGTAGTAGGTAACGCCATCAACCTTCACGGCTATCTTCACGTTGGCGAGGTCCCCCGTGTTGACCGCAGACAACTGCACGAAGTGCTGCCCCCCGCCTGCCAGATCAGTCGCGTCAAACAAGAAGTTCGCGTTTGCTGCGGCGCGAATGACCGAATTGATGATCGCTGCCGTCGTGTTGTAAATGACGATACCGTCGATTGCCGCTGGGGATGAAATAATAGCTGCCGACGCCGTAGCTCCACAATCGAACCAGCCTGCAGCAATCGGGGCCGAGGACGCCGACGCCGTGGACAGGTCTAGTTGTCCGACGATGCCTGCAGAGACGTATGCCGTTGAATTCAAGGCACCTTGAACTGTCAACTTGCCTTGCGTACCATAGAGATACGATGCACCAGTGATAGTCGCCCCGGTCGCAAGAGTTGTGTTACCACGAACCGCCGCAACGCTGCCCGTCACTGAGGTAACCGCCGCACCCAGCGTCAATTCTGAGTCCGTCTGCCTGAATGTTGCCTGTGCGCCCGTGGGGTTCAAAGTCTGAACCGTAGAAACCCCGCCGGGAGCCAGCACCGAGCCGCCTGCCGCCAAAGAAATAGAGTTTGAAAACAGAATCGGGTTCGCCACGACGCCTGCAATCGCCGGAGCGGTGATAGTCGCGGTCCCTGAAGTTCCGCCCGCCAAAGTAAGCTGTCCTGCAGTCGTACCCGTCAATCCGACAATAAGTGCGGTCTGTGCTGTAACCGTCCCTGAATATACAACTGAGCCGCCTGCCGCCGGAAGCTGTGATGGGTCAATGGTGCCGCTGATATCCGCGAACGAAGGCTGCGTCAACGCGACAGACCCATCCGTATTGATAGCACTCACCCAGTGATGCGGAGACCCAGCATTCGAGAACACCCCACCAAGCGTACTGGGTCCCGGGGGACCAATGATGAACAATGTCGGATAGAAAATCACGTTGCCTCCTACGGTTGCATACGGCGTCATCGCACTGATATCGACGGTCGCACCTGCAGCCTCCGTAAACTGCCACCACATAGGGTCTTGGTTTATCCGTGCCCCGTTTTGGTCATACACTGTCACCAAATAATACGTTCCCAGCCCCATGCCGTTCTGTGGGTTCAATTCAGCGTTGCTGTACAACTGCGCAGGCTGAACCAAATTTCCGGTGGCATCAAATTGAAAAGTTACCTCAAGACTTGCACCCACAAATCCATACGGGGGCGCAATAACCGTCGCATCCACGTTCAACTGAAAGCAAATGCTACCGTTCGGAACAAAAATGCTCGAAGCGTTCTGAATCCCGCCATTCACAAGCGTTATCGTATGGCTACCCTCGTCTTTGCCGCACTCAGCTTTGCACGATGCTCGGCTGAGAATTTTCTTCCTCTGTTGCTTTCACTTATCTTACGCCGAGCTTCTACCGAGAGTTTTTTTCCAAGCATGTAGGTATTACCCTGACTCCGCTCCGATAGTTTTCTACAAAACTCGGCTGACCTTTTATAACCCCGTCTAGTCCAAACAGGTGGATTTTCCCCACCACCTGTTAAATTCCGAAGACAACCCGTCCCGATATCCTTCCGCCCAAACAACTCAATTAATGCAATCTCCGATTCAAATGCTTCGTCCTCATTTAACATCGGGAAAATCAAAATTCTTGACCGTTCTTTTGGTGGTCCAATCCGATGGTTGTACTTCACATAGGCGCGGTCACCTGTCCCCTTTCCCGCATAGTACGGAGAACCATCCGCCCGGAGCCAGAGATATGAATAAAACTGCTTCATCGCCTGCCCTCACTTATGGCAAAAAAAGTCTTGTTCACGGCTCTCAGCTACTTCCGCCAGCCGCCGCAGCCCTGTGGTAAAAAGTGCTAGCCGATACCGAGCCAGATACCACAAACATTCTTCCTTAGCACTGAGATACGCCAGCCACAGGTAATGAACGTGGTGACAGCACTCGTAAGGTGCGATCCGGCTCAGGACTTCGAACAATGCTGTGGTTTTCTCACAGTAGTCTTCAATCGCGTTGTCGTCGAACCAAATGTGGCGAAGTCGCTCAATGCAGCCGCACGCATACGTCATCCGCTCGTCCACAGAAATTACCCTCTAGAGCGACTTGCTCGCTTCATACGCCGCTCTCCTCGCTGCCGACCAAGGTTTACGATGTGCTTCGGCATTTCTCCGATTCGATTCTTCGCTATGGTGCTTTCCAAAGAACGGGTTCTTTTCGCCGACGAGTTGCTTGCCGATTTCGCGCATTCGGTCTCGCATTGCGTCCGAAACCCCGTGTCCCGTCAAAGTGGCAGATATTTTCTGTTTCGTCTCCGCTGTCGGCTTGTACTGTTTCTTCCGAACAGACGCTTGGCGTTTCCATTCTTCCGAGTGCTTCTTTCCTCGTACACCTTGCCATCCCGCAGCCCACTGAGCTTTCATTCGCTTACTAATTCTTCTACATTCCGCTTTTGTGTGCGGTCCCGTAAACCCTTCGCCTCCGTCACAAATGTTGTACCCTACGTCAGGGTGTTGAGTCTTCAGAACTCGAATGAAATGCTTTTCCAATTCATCAAGTTCGGCCCGAGTCTGCACGTCCGAAACTAAAGGCCAGATACTCCAAGTCTCTCGGGGATGCTTTCGCATCGCTGCATATAAATGAGACCGTTTACCTGAATAATGGTGTGCCTGCCAATCTTTCTGTTGCAGGTAGCGCTGCAAACTTTCCCCTTTGTGTTGCCCAACGTACAATTTCAAACTTTCCTTACAAACAAGAACGTAGATAAACATGGCATCCTCCCAAAATCAAAGAATACCATGAAAACACAATCCTGTCAAGGGTCATCTCATGATGTTCCACTCGGGAGTCATACTCATATCATTTGCCTCCCGATCTTCGCTCTCCAGCGCGTTCTGCACTGCCAGTGCAGCAATCTGCATCTGTGCCTGCGTCTCCGTCGCGGATATACCGTATGCGAACCTCATACCTTGCCACAGACACATCTCGAACAACACCCAACTCAGGTCATCGGGCCATTGAAACACGGATTGCCCGCTCGTGAACTTCGGTGCCCGTGCCTGATACACCACGGTGTAAGCGAACGGATACGTGCTTACAGGTTGAGATAGTCGGAACTTCACAACGCCGCAGCCGTAGTCAATCTCGCACGACAGTGAGACGTTGTCCCCAGTCGATGTGTACTCCGGCGAGATACGATGTACCGCGTCAATCGGGGCAACGGGCAGTGGAAAACTCGGGTTATTGATATCAAGTACCGCCGCTGATTGGACCCAGCCCAAATTGAAGATACCGGGAGCACCAGACGGTGCAGCGAAAATGTCTCCTGTATCGCTTCCGGGCACGATAGTCACACCCGTCGGCGTCTTGAACGTCACTTGCGTTGCAGTCGCCGTCAACAACGTCACAATCTTGCCGTCGAGTCCGGGGTTATTGGCAACGCTGCCGAAGGTCATGATGTCGCCTGCTGTGAGACCCGCCCCGGATGTGTTCGCTGCACTGTACTGACCGTTGAAATTGTTCGGCGGATACACGGGCACTGGATTAGTCGTACCCAATGTGATGGTCGTAATGCCACCCGACGCTGATATGCTGGCGAGCGTATTCTGTTGCCCGCCATTGCCCTGCAGCACGATATGAAACTGGTCGGGAATCGAAACGAGGTTGTACCCGTTCACCCAACCGGACAGTTGCGTCAGTTGATTGTACACAAACGTGCTGTTGTACGCCGGGTTCATCACCCCTTGAATGAGAAAAATGCTCGTACCAATGTTGCCCGGTAGAAACGGATGCGGGTCCAAAAACTGAACTGTGAGAGTACCATTGGCGGGATTAAAGATAATTCCCGCTGTTTGCCACGCACCCGATGGACCATAGCTGTTACCGCCATTAAAAGTGCCATAGGACACCTTCGCGTTTCCGTTCTGATAAACGCCCGGGTTCAAATCTACGCCTGCGCCGCCTGCAGGCAGTTGCCCGCCCGGGGTCGTACTGTTGATGAGCGTGAAGCACGATGCACCAGCATGCTTGAAATCCTGAAAACCTTGCTGCGAGATAAAGAAGTGCGGGTTCACAGCGGGATTATTACTCCCGAGGTCCACACGATTGAACTTCCATGCCATGCGCCGCACAAGAAGCATCTCGTTGACGTTCTGCGCGAGCCGCAGCATTGGCTGACCGTCAATACCGCCCACATTGAAAAAGTTCTGCAACTTGGTATGAATCTTCAACTGGTCAGCCATTGACTGAATCGTCGTGGACATGTTGAGGTTCGGAACACCGTTGAGATTCATGACTTCTTCCCTCGTTTCGCCAACGACTTCATCCCAGCCGCCATCAAAGCATGCTTCCGTGCCTGTTTGGCCTCGGCTTCGGTAAGCACATGCTCACCTGCCTTCAAACTAACGAGACCATCTTTTGGGATAGGTCCACCGTTATGCCGCCGCAAATGCCGTTCAGGGTGAGCCGCCGTCTCTGCCATGGTCGCCCGTGTCGATTCGGCAGTCTTAGATGCAACGGCGTTCATCTGCGTATCGCTTGCCGTCTCTGCAAATGCAGGACGAGCGGTCGAAATAGTGTCTACGTTTTTTACGCCTTGGCTTATCGTCGATGCACTCGGGGTACTGATACCCCCGCCAGATACTCCCATGACTCACCTCAATCGC